ATGACTATCTTCGTAGGTCAAGATACTTTCAGAACTTACACTATTGCATTGAAGAACGCTAATATGTTCAACTATGCATTTGATGGTAAAGCTGATTCTGAATTTGTATTGCCGGGTACTTCAATTAAAGTTGTAGCGGTTGCAGGTTTGAACGGAACTAATGATGTATTTGCTTTAAGATTAAGCAACTTATTCTTAGGTACAGACTTGTTAAACGAAGAAGAAAAGTTTGAAATCTTCTTTGCTAAAGAAGCTGATGAAGTAAGATTTGCTTGTGAATTCAAAATGGGTGTGAATATCGCATTCCCTGATGAAATCGTGAAAGTAATAATGTAAATAATTAGGGGAGTTGAAATATACTCCCCATTTTTTAAAACAATAAAATAAGAAAATATGCCGTGCGCATTAACACAAGGATATACCTTAGATTGCCGTGATTCACTAGGTGGTATTACGGAAGTTTATTTTATTGCAAGTTCAGATGTAACATCTACAACCGAAGCTAGTGGTGTAATTACTGCTTTAACAAAAGCGGTAGGTAAAAGATTCTACAAATACGAATTAACAAAAGGAACATCTATGTTTACAGAGAATGTAGCATCAAATGTTCAAAATGGTACTTTGTTTTTTACACCTGAATTAACAATAATTTTAAATAAGCTACAAGCAAATACAAGAAATGAAATCTTGTTATTAGCGCAGAACAGACTTGTAGCAGTTGCAAAAGATAATAATGGAAAGTTTTTCTACTTAGGTAAAACAAGAGCATTAGATTTGACTGCAGGAAATGCAACATCAGGAACTGCTGATGGAGACAGAAGTGGTTACACTTTGACTTTTACAGGCGCAGAACCTGCATTAGCACCTGAAGTAAATAGCGCAGTCGCTGCTGCACTTACAACTGCAGGATAAAAGTTTGTAGTTTTTCATAGTTTAGTTCCCCTGCTTAGTTTTCTAGGTGGGGGTTTTTTATGTGTCAAAAAGTAAAGTTATTGACTTACTTTATTACAACATAAGTCAAGTTTTAGCTTTACTTATTCATTTTGTAAATATTCATATAAATGCTATTTATAATTGATGATACACTTGACAAAAACAGAAACAAATACTATTGTTATGACATTAACTGAAAAGCAGTTACTGACTAACCCTAACTACCTTTTTGTGTTTACAAACAGAAGTAGCAATAATGTAATTAAATTTGTAGTTTTAAACGCATCTGACGTAAGTTTGTACAAGGACAGATACAATGAATTTAACATAGTTACAAACACTAATTTTGCTAGTGCATTAGAGGGTCAATATACCTACGAGGTTTACGAACAGGTAAGCAGTAGCAACTTAAATATAACAGGCTTAAACAAGCTAGAAACAGGCATTATGTGGCTATCAGGTTCTACCTTGTCATATAATCAATTTACAACAACAGACACTTATACAATTAGACAATGATAGATTTAAGAGTATTAACATTCGCAGAAGCTAGACAACCTGAATTTAAAGAAAAGAAAGGGGTCGATGGCGGTTACATTAAGTATGGCGAAAACAATGATTACCCTGATTACATAGTTGACTTATACAATAAGTCTTCTAAGCATAGCGCAATTATTAAAAGCAAGGTACACTACATTACAGGCAATGGTTGGTCAGGCAAACCTGATGCACAAGCCTTTATTGATAAAGCTAATAGAGTTGAATCGTTAAACGATTTAACAAGAAAAGTATCTTTAGATATTGAAATATTTGGAGGTGCATTTTTAGAAATCATTTGGGATTTATCAGGTAACCTTGCAGAGATTTGGCATTGTGATTACACTAAGATGCGCACAAATAAAGATAATACGCAGTATTGGTATAAAGAGGATTGGAAGGATAACAAGATTAAACCCGAAGTTGTTGCTGCATTTAACCCTAAACTACCAACAGGCAAACAAATTCTGTACGTAAAAGAATACAGACCTAATATAGGTATCTATGGATTGCCTAGTTATTTTGCTGCATTAAACTATATTGAATCGGATATTGAGGTATCAAAACATATTTTAGGTAATGCACAAACAGGGTTTTCTGCTAGTAAACTTATTACTTTACCTAATGGTGAACCTAACGATGAAGAAAAACGCAATGTAGACCAACGCATAAGAAAGACATATAGTGGTGCAGATGGCAAAAAATATATGATTGCATTTGTTAATGACATTTCAAGAAAGCCTGTAATTGATGATTTAGGAACAAGTGATTTAACAAAAGAAGATTTTGGTAAGATAGACGAATTAATACAGACTAACATTTTTAGTGGGCATCAAGTAACTACTCCTTCTATTATGGGTATTGCGGAGGCAGGTAAGTTAGGAACTAGAACAGAGATGCGTGATGGTTACGAAATATTTAAAAATACTTACGTTAATGCTAAGCAAATGCACTTAGAAAGTGTATTTAATATGTTAGCTAAATACAAGCAAGTAACTACTGAAATAAAGATTATTCCAACAGAGCCAATAGGTATTGAGTTTAGTGAGCAGATTATTAGTCAAAATATGACTAAGGATGAAATAAGAGAAAAATTAAACTTACCAATTTTACAAGCTGATGCATCAAGTGCTTCACAAAGAGTTGTTGATGGAATAACTGCACTAAGTCCATTAGTAGCTAATAAGGTTTTGGAATCTATGACCCCTGATGAAATTAGAGCATTAATTGGATTGCCTTCAACAAATGCTCCTCAATTAGATGCAAGTGGCAACCCATTACCTGCAACTGAAGTATTATCTGTTAATGAACATATTAAAGGTTTAAAAGGTCGTGAGTGGCAGAATATGCAACGTATTATTCGTGAGTTTAACAAAGGTAAAATCAACAGAGAACAAGCTAGTGCGATGCTTAAAACAGGATACGCATTAAGTGATGAAGAGGTTGCTACTTGGTTAGGAGCAGAATTAGATGCTGAATTTGCTGCGCAAGACTTTAGTGTATTTTATGAATTTGGCGAAAGTCAAGAATCTTATAATGTATGGAAGTCTAAAAAGCGTTTTAGCGAAGAAGCAGACTTTTATATGTTTGCAGATGTTACGCAATTAGAATCGGATATTTTAGACCAAATTGCAAAACAAAAAGATGTTACTCCCGAAGTATTAGCAGAGGTTTTAGACGAAAGCGTTGAGACAATTAACAATATCTTAAAAGACTTAGAAGATAGAAAAATATTAAAGACTAGCGAAGAGAAGATAGGCAAGGGTATTAATAGCAATATCATTATTTCAAGGCAGTTAGTTCAGCCTTTAAGTAAGACAGTTGGTAATGTTAAGCCTCAAACCACAGAGATTCTAGTTCGTTATTCTTATGGTTGGAAGTCAGGATTTAGTGATGCCGATTTAACAAATAGCAGACCTTTTTGCAAAGAATTAATACGTGCAAAAAAGCTATATAGTAGAAGCGACATAGAGCAAATTTCAGCAAGATTAGGTTATTCGGTTTGGGATAGAGCAGGGGGATGGTGGACAATGCCTGATGGCGACCATAGCGAATCTTGCAGACACGAGTGGAAAACAAATATAGTTACAAGAAAAAAATAATAAGATGTCATTAAATACATTATTTATATCGGTACAAAGCATAAAAGACAGAACAGGGTTACACGCTAATGTTGACGAAAAGTTAATATTGCCTGAAATCAAGACTGCACAAGATATGTATATTATGCCTGCACTAGGTAGCACATTTTACAATAGATTACAGGCGGGGATTAATGGGTCAAACTTAAATGCAGATGAGCAATCTTTACTTAACAACTATGTTACTGATTGTTTGATTTATTATGTAATGAGCGAATTACCTATGGGTTTATCATATCAGTTCTACAATAAAGGATTGCTAAGAAAGTCAGGCGAGAATCAAGAAAACCCTTCAATGCAGGATATGATTGATGTGGCTAATAGATACAGGACAAGAGCGGAGTTCTACAAGCAAAGATTAATTAAATATCTTAGACAGAATAATACTATGTTCCCTGAATATTTAAACTATACAAGCGGAATAGATACAATTTTACCTGACTTAGAAGGTTACACTACTTCTTTATTTTTAGATGACGATTGCGATTGTTCACATAAAAAGCCTTTATCGGAAAAATATCAAGGCAAAATAGGATGCTAATATGAGCAAAGAAGCTAACATTAAGAATCAAAATAAGCTAAAAGTTTATTTAGAAAAAACAAAAAAGAATGACCTTAAATCAAATAGTAAAGCAAATAACGGAATTCGGAAACAACCACGAGCAAATTAAGTTTGTTTACTTTGGTGATGTTTGGGAACGATTAAGTAATGGTGAGGTAACATACCCTGCTATGTTTTTTAATCTAAACGATGCTCAAATACTAGCAAAGCAAATACAATATAATTTTTCTATCTATGTTATGGATAGGATGCTAATGGAAGAAACAAACGAAACGGAAGTATTAAGCGATATGACTTTAGTAGGTCAGGATATGGTTGCTAGTCTAAGAGACCATATTTACGAATGGATTGTTAGCGATAATATGTCATTAACATTCTATACAGAATCCGACCCTGATTATTTAGCAGGTGTAAAGATTGATTTCTCATTAACATTATCTTCATTAAACGACACTTGTCAAATACCTACAAATGGAATCTAAAAAAATAAATCAATTAGCGACAAGCGTTTCGCCACAAACATCTGATTTAACTATTATAGGCGACCCAACAACAGGGGTATCTAAAAAGATTACGTTATTACAGATAGCTAATTTATTTGCTACAACAGGCACGGTTTCAAGCGTAGCGGTTACAGAAACAGGAGATGCTTTAACAATAACAGGCAGTCCAATTACAAGTGCAGGAACTATTAACATAGGCTTTGCAGGGGATGCTACTCAATATGTTCGAGGCGATGGAGCATTAGCGGATTTCCCAACATCAACAGGAGGGGGAAGTTCCGTTTCTTATTACCTAAATTCAAGCGTTTCACAAGGTACAATAGGCGGTGTTGCTTATAGAGAATTAAGTAAAGACCCAATAAGCGGTGCGGGAACGGATATAACTATTTCTGCAAATGGGTATGTAGCGAGTTACATAACAGATGCCAATGACCCTTCTTTATTAGAAGTGCCGGGTGGTAACTTTAATTGTGAGTTTTATTTTAGTGTAAATTCTAATGCGCATAATCCTTATGTTTATGCGGAGCTTTATAAATATGACGGCACTACTTTTACCCTATTAGGTAGCAGTCAAAGTGTACCTGAATATTTAACTAATGGTACAACTTTAAGTCCTTATTATTTTGCTATTCCTGTGGCAACTGCTGCTTTAAATGTAACAGATAGATTAGCGGTTAGAATCTTTGTAAACGTAGATACAAGAACAGTTACTTTACATACAGAGAACAATCACTTGTGTCAAGTGGTTACAACTTTTTCAAAAGGATTAATTTCTTTAAATAACCTTACAAGACAAAACCAATTCTTTGGCACAGGAACAAGTGGAACAGACTTTGCAATATCTTCAAGTGTAGCTACTCATACTTTTAACCTTCCTGTTGCTTCGGCTGCAAATACGGGTAAGTTGAGTTCAAGCGATTGGAGTGTGTTTAATGCTAAACAAGCTGCATTATCTTTTACTGCACCATTAGTAAACTCAAGCAATACTATTTCAATCCCTGTGGCTACAAGTTCGGTTGATGGATATTTAGATAATTTAGATTGGACTAATTTCAATACTGCTTATAACAATATGATTGTAAGTGCAGCAGTTACAGGAACAACTACAAAGACTTTAACATTAACACAACAAGATGCAGGTACTATTACCGCTTCTTGGACTGATGATAATACGGATGCGGTTACAAGTGTGTTTGGTAGAACAGGTGCGGTTGTAGCAACAGAAGGAGATTATAGCTTAACACAATTAAGTGATGTAACAATAACAACTCCATCAAGCGGACAAGTATTAAAATACAACGGAACTGCGTGGATTAACGATACGGATGCAAATACAGGAACAGTTACAAGTGTTGGATTATCTTCGGCTACAAGTGGGGTAACTATTGGTTCTTCTCCTATAACTACAAGTGGTACAATTACTTTAGCTATTGCTACTGCGAGTGGTTCACAAAATGGTTTATTATCAAGTACCGATTGGACTACGTTTAACAACAAGCAAAGTGCTTTAACTAACCCTGTAACAGGAACAGGTACAACAAACTACCTACCTAAGTTTACAGGTGCAAGTACAATAGGGAATAGTAATTTAATTAATGATGCTTCAGGCAATTTAGGATTAGGAGTTACACCGAGTGCGTGGAGCTTAGGAAAGGCTATTGAATTTGGAAATATTGGTAATACAGTTTGGGGAGTTAATGCAACGCAATTTAATGTAATACAAAACGCTTACTACAATGATGGGTATTTTTACGCATCAAGTAATGCTGCGAGTTATTATCAACAATCAAGTGGTGCTCACACTTGGTACAATGCTCCTTCAGGAACGGCAAATACGGCTTTAACCTTTACCACAGCAATGACCTTGTTTAGTACAGGAAATTTAGGTGTAGGAGTAGGTGGAACAGACTCAGGATATAAGTTAGATGTTAATGGTACAGGAAGGTTTAGTGGTGCATTGACAGGTACAAGTGCAATATTTAATTTAGGTGCAACTACTGCATTAGAAATTAATAGTGTTACAGGATATAATAGTGCCGTAAATTATCTTGTTAATGGAACTTCTTATTTTACGGCACAAATATTAGGAGATGCTCCAAATTTAGGAGATTATAGAGTTTATAGTTATTCAGCAGGAGAAGTTTTTAAATTAAAATATGCCACAGGAGCAGCAACATTTAGTGGAGCATTGACAGGTACAAGTGCAATATTTAATTTAGGTGCAACTACTGCATTAGAAATTAATAGT